TCTAGTGCACTTCTACTAAGATTTTGACCTTCTTGCAATGCTTCCTCATCAAGTTCCCATAAACCGACATCAAATGGATATTCAGATTGCACAACAAGAAAGATAAATCTTTTGGCTTGTGGAATCCCATTTAAGTAATGCTTGGCCTGTAGATGGTACTTAAAGTTTGCTACTGCCTTTGCAAAGTCTCTTGGGTTTGCTCCTGATCTACTGGTTTTTAAGTCAACGATAGTATCCTTGTTTAACCAGTCTGGTCGGCATTTACAGGTGATACCAGAAATGTCATCATCCCACCAGTATGATTTCTCTG